TCCAGGCGATGACCTGCTCGGCGCGATAGAGCGTCAGCGTGCCGATGCCGCCATCGCCCATGACCAGATGCAGCAGCCGCTCCGTCTGGTCGTAGGCCATGGAGACGGGCTGCGCGACGAGATGCCGGCCCACCAGCGCCAGGTCGTTCGCCTGGTAGGCGTCGCCGACCTCGGTGTAGGCGAATTCGTGCACGGCGCGGCCGGACCGCGCGACGAAGACGGTGGAGCCGTCCACGTCCACCGGCGGCACCATGCGGTCCACCGGGCTACCGATGCGCGTCTGGCGGCTGAGCTGGATCGAGGCCGGCGTCAGCGGATCGCCGGTGACCATCCACTCCGCGCCGGAGGTGAAGACCTGCAGGTGCCGGCCGGAGAAGACGCCGCGGATCGCGTTCACCTGGTCCGACATGAGCGCGAAATCGATCGCCTCGTCGTCGAGGCCGGTGCCGGTGTCGAAATCGCCGAGGTCGCCGCTGCACGACAGCCACAGCCGGTTCGGCAGGTCACGCGAGCCACCGAGCACGAGCCGCGCCTGGTGGAAGCAGCCGCAGACTGGCCAGCCGCGCGCCCAGCTGAAGGCCGCTTCCTCCCACGCCGTCACGGGCGAGGTGTCGGGCAGTGGCTGCTCGAGCGTGCCGGTGGCCTGGAGCGGATTGGCGACGGCGGTGATCGCGACGCGGCGACCGTTCAGGCGGAACCAGGTCCAGAGGTGGCCGGTCGTGAACACCGGCGCGCTGGCGGTCAGCGTGATGCTGCCGCTGGTGCCGCTCGGCTGCAGCGCGACGTTGCGGAGGAAGGCGTGCAGCGGCGGGCGGCCGAAGGCGAAGTCGGCGATGGTCCAGGCGGTGTGGCTGCTGCGCGTGATGCGCTTCGGCTGCAGGTCGGGATGGAACAGCAACAGCGTGTCGGCATTCTGCGTGAAGGCAAGCTGCGGCAGCATCGGCGCCGACCACGGCGCGGCGATGGAAGCGACCTCCGCATCGCCCATGAAGACCTGCAGCCGGCCATCGGTCAGCACGAGCAGGTAGGTCTGCTCGGTGTTGAACTCGAAGGCGACGAGGCGCGCGGGACCGGCGAGCGTCGCCAGGTGACGCAGGCCGGCGCGGCGCGCGACGCCGCCGGTGGGCTGGATCACCACGTTGCGCAAGCGGCGTGCGCCGTTCTCATAGGCGCGGAGGTCGCCGCGGCCATGCAGCTCAGGCGCGAGCTCGCCGGCGGCGAAGCTCGACTTGGTGCGGCGGGTGGCGGCCATGCGCTCAGCCCCTGACGTCAACGAGCGGGAAGCCTTCGATCGCGCGCGGCGTGTCCTGCTGGCTGTCCACCTGGCGGGCCTGGCGCAGCTCCTGCTCCGCCAGGCGGAACAGGATCTCGGCGCGCGTCGCACTTTCGGTCAGCGGCAGGCAGAACTCGGCCGCGAGACGCGCGACAAGGGCGGCGGCGAAGAAGGGCGGGAAGGCGCTTTCGTCGGGGCGGAAGACGTAGGTCAGCGTGACCTCCGGCGCGTCGGCATGCAGCCGGCCTTCGTGGATGCGATAGGGGATGCCGCGCCCGCGCCCGGCGCCGCCGGCCGAGAGCGCGCGCAGGAAACCGGTCGGCAGCTGGAAGGCGTGCGCGGCATCGGCGACGGGCGTCGCGGCGAGGCGCGCGAGCTGCGCCTGGCCGGTGGCGAAGGACCAGGGATGGACGGACAGCACGGCATCGCGCACGCCGGGATAGAGGTTGGCGGCGACCTCGGCCTCCGCCGTGCCCTCGGTAAGGGAGGCGATGGGCTGCGCACCGAGGCGCAGCAGGGCGCGCGAGCAGAGCGCGAGAGCGGTCAGCGACATGGGGGGATCCGTGATGATGGGGGCGTGACGCGGGTGGGTTTCGCCCCCACCCCGACCCTCCCCCGAAAGCTCGGGGGAGGGGGAAGGCGCGCGGCTATTCCTTCGCGCGCATCCTGATGACGCCGGTGTCGTCCACCAGGACCGCGCCCTGGCTCATCATGTTGGAGACGAAGTGTGCCGCGCGGTCGCCGTGCCAGGTGACGTCGGTCTGCACCTCGGCCGCGGCGGCATGGCCGATCGCGGTGCGGTGGTAGAAGTAGCAGTAGCGGAGCGTGCCGGCCTTGGTCAGGCCGGAATGCGGCATCCACAGCGCGCCGAGCCAGCGCTTCGCCTGCGTGCCGCGCCAGGGCAGCTCGTCCGGCCCGACATATTCGCTCGACGCGAACTCGTCGATCGCGAGCAGCTCGCTCCACTGCTTCCAGCCGACGACCGCATGGCGATGGCCGTCGTCGGGCACGTCGGCCGCGCCCATCATCTCGAAGGCCAGCAGCACCTTCGCCTTGGTGAGCCCGTCGGTGTCGGTGGTGCCGGCGGCGGTGCCGAGCGCCTCCTTCGTGCCGGTGTCGAGGGCTGCGATGATCAGCTCGTCCGTCTTGCGGCCGAGCGCGTAGGCGCCGGCGTTGGCGATCACCTCGCGCTCGTCGAGGTTCGTCTTCAGCTCGTCGAGCCGGTCCACCCAGTCGCCGGCATAGTAGTCCTGCAGCACGCATTCGACCTGCGCGTGCTCGAGGTTCATCACCGGCACGCTGCCGTGGCGCGTCTTCGCCGCGGCGACGCCCTTGCCGACCTTCGGGAAGAAGGTGGAGGTGCCGGTCACGCCGGTCTTGCTGCGCACGGTCGGGCGCAGCTTGGAGCCCTGGCGCTGATAGGCCTCGTGGACCTCGGCCTGGAACTGCTTGGTGAAGACCGCGTCGATGGCGGTGCTTGCGGGCATGGTCGCCCTCCTCAGTCGGGGTTGCGGAATGCGCGCGCGGGCCCGTTGGCCGCGGGGGGCGGGCGGTGACGCACGCGGCCCGCAGGCCCGGCGAGCCGGGTTGGATGCGGGCGATGGGATGACGGAAACTCGTCGGGGCGGATGGGGACCGGCGCGATGCGCCGGCCCACGCCATCCGCCCCGTGGCCGCCGCGCGGGGACAGGATCCGTGCGGCGGCAGCGGCCGCGCCTCGACCGTGGGAGGGGCGGGAGGCAGCGGCCGAGCTGTGCAGTCAGATCAGGACTGGTCGCCGACCAGGCGGCGGAAACCCTCCGTCACGCGGCGCACGAAGTCGGGCTCGCGCGAGCGCCAGTAGCGCGGGTCGCGCATCATCTTGCGCAGCGCCGCCTCGTCCGGCGCACCGTCGTCGGCGCCGTCGCGCGTGAGCGGCGGCTCCTTCGCCTCCATCATGCGGTGCAGGGCGACGACGCCCTCCGCAGTGCTGGACAGCGCGACGAAGACGACGTCGGGCAGGTTGGCGCGGCCCCAGGCGGCGATCTGCGGCGCAAGGCGGCGGAAGCGCGCCTCGCCGCCGAACTCGGCATGCAGGCGGTCGCGCTGCTTCCCGGCCTCGAACTCGGCCGCGGCCTCGGCGATCAGGGGCAGCAGGCGCTCGGCAGCCAGGTCGTAGACGAGCTGCGCCTGGCAGCAGGTGAAGCCGGCCTCGTGCAGGCGGCGGTTCACCTCCTCGTCCGGGCCGCAGAGCTCGTGGGGCGGCGTGATCTCGTAGGCGTCGGGCGTCTCCGGCACGCCGAGCAGGCTGCGCCAGCGCGCGCGCTCCTCCTCCGGCGCATCGTCGCCGGGGCGGACGAGGCGGCGCGACAGGGCGCGTTCGAGCTCGAGGTAGGATTTCAGCAGGGCCTCGACGCGGAGCGCGCCGGTCGCCGGATCCCGGAATTTCTCCGGCACGTCCAGCTTCTGCACATGCTGTTTCGCGTCCGACTGGGGGACGTCGAGAAGATCCTCAGGCATGCCGGGTCTCACTCCTGGTTGGTGGTTTCGCGTGCCGCCGAAGCTGCCGGCCGGAGGATTTCCGGCGGGGCGCCTAGCGTGCGGGCCAGCCAGCGCGCGGCGGCGCCGGGGTCGATGCTCGCCTGCGCCTCGCCGCCGAGCTTCGCAGCGGCTTCGAGGAACAGGATCGTGTCGGCGGCGTCCGCGCGGGCCTGCACGCGGGCGAGCGGCGAGGCGTAGACGAGCCGCACCTCCCGCCCATCGGGCAGCACGGGCGGGATCTCGCCGCGCCGGCGCAGCACGGCGAGGCAGCGCGCGATGAGCGGCGTCAGCAGCTCCGCCTGCAGGCGGCCATAGGTCGCGCCCAGCAGCCGCGCGGCAAGCGCGCTGCGCTCCATCACCTCGGTCGCCGTCATCGCGGCCTTGTCGGCGGCGGCGATGCGGTTGGCGAGCAGCGCGCCCCGGATGCGCGCGCGCAGATCCTGCAACACGAGCTGGGAGACGTCGAAGTTGCCGGGTGCCGCGAGCGGCGTGAGCCCCGCGGAGCCCGCGGCTTTCGGGATGATCGCGCCCGGCACCAGGCGGATCGTCGCGGGGTTCAGCACGCCGTCATCCTCGGCCTGCCAGATCCCCGTGGCGGCGATGGAGGCGTTCTTCAGGATCAGCTCGACCACCTTGTTGGCAGTGCGGATGTCGGGCAGCGCCTTCGCGACCGGGCCGCGCCCATAGGTCTCGCCGGGCAGCTTCAGCCAGCGGAAGGCGATGAAGGGACTTTCGGCGAAGAGGCCGTCTGCCAGCAGCACCGGCCGCCCGTCCTCGGGCTCCAGCACCGCGGCGTAGCGGTGGCCGAGGCGGCGGTCGGGCCAGATCGCCTCCACCACGCGCAGCTTGAGGGGCTCCGCCGCCGGGCGGGCCGGCGGCAGCGGCGCGGCCGGCCAGCGGAGTGCGATCTCCTCCGCGGTCAGGCGCAGCGTGCGGAAGACGGTGTCGAGCCGGCCGGAGGGGCCTTCCTCCAGCACCGCCTCGCGCAGCGGCACGGCGCGGAAGCGCAGCGCGGAGGTCTCGCCCGCCGGCGCTTCCTCCACCGCCAGCACGCCGGTGCCGGCGACGACGAGATCCAGGAACGCCTGGTGCAGCTCGAGCGCGAAGTTCGAGCGGTCGAGATGGCCCTGCAGCGTCTCCGCCGTCTCCGCCAGCAGAGCCGCAAGCTCGGGGCGCTTCTCGTCCTGCGCCGCGCTGCGCGCGGGCACCAGGTCGAACCAGCGCGACCAGGGCGGCGCGAGCTCGGCCAGCAGCGAGGCGGCGAGCTGTTCGGCCGCAT